CGCGTGCTTTCGCAGCCGCTCGTTCGCCCAGGACCGCAGCTCCTCCACGGTGGACAGGCTCGTGTCCGTCTCCACCTTGCAGATCACGCCGTACTGGCTGGTGTTCTTCTGCACGTACTGCTCCGGCAGGTGCAGGTCGTCCTTCCCGATCGGGTAGAACCGGGTGTACATGGCGCTGCGGTCAATCGTCCGGCTGAGGGTCGTCAGGTTCCGCCCGGCCCGCAGCTCGCAGGCCGCCGTGGTATTCCTTTTCGTAATGTTCAGCCGGAAGGGGTACACGCTCAGGTCGTAGGTCCACTCCGCGTCGGACAGCGTGTCCGTCACCGTCTCCAGCGCGTCAAACAGGCTGTCCCCGTCAAACTTGTAGGCGTTCCGCACGCTCCCGAAGGAGAAGCTCCCCAGCTTCCAGTCGCTCTGTTTTCCCAGGATGTACCGCACCGCCTGCTCCGCCGTGCAGGTCGTCGCCGACCCGCCAGCGATGGTTTTCGGCGTGATCTCGCCGAACAGGATCAGGTCCTTCAGCGTGCTGACAACATGCTCCAGCTGCAGCCGCGGCGTGTTCGTCTTGTAGTCCGTCCGGATACTCCGCACCCGCCAGACAATGCCCTTCCCCGGCTCCGTGTCGTCCAGGAACCAGCTGTTCACGTCGATCCCGGTCATGTCCGCCGGCGTGAAGTCCGCCGTGCTCTCCCGCTCGTTCAGCGTCAGCCCCAGCGCTTCCGTCGGCACCTTCCGCGCCGGCGTCAGGCTGTGTCCGTTCAGCAGGATCATCAGACATACCTCCCAAAGCACTTCACGTTCAGCTCACAGGCGCGGCTGGCCGTGACGCTCACGCTCACCGATCCCGGGTTCACGTACAGGTCGTCCGCCCCGGAGTAAACGTGGTACACGTTCGTGCTCCCCTTCCGGATCCGCAGCAGCCCGTCCGTCCCGTGGTCGATGGTCAGCACCTGGTTCGCGCCCAGGTTGACCCCCGTCAGCGTGATCGTGTTCCCGTTCGCGCTGATGGAGACGTTCGCGATGTTCTGCCCGCTGATGTTCCGGAAGGTCGCCTCCAGCACCGTCTGCGCCGTCCCGGGCACCTCAATCGTGATGTTCCCGTTCGTGATGCTCCCGGCGGCGGACTGCGCCGCCGTCTCGTCCTGCCAGAACGGCACCCCGAAGCACCGGAACGTGAACGTAAAATCCTTCGTCCACTCCCGCAGGTCGCCGGGGCTCTCAAACAGCACCTTGTCCACGTATGCCCGCTTCTCCGGCATGGGACTGATCGTCATCCATCCCTTCCGGTTCGCCCAGGCCACCGCGGCGTCGTACACCCTCCGCCGCTCCTCCGGGTATTCTTTCCGGATATTGATCCCGAAGGTGATTTTGATCTCCAGCACGCTGAAATGGTCGCTGGTCATCCGGGCCCCGGCCCCGCCCATGCGGTCCACGCTCGTCACGTTTTCCGAGGGCGTGCCGGGATCGATCCCATGGATCACGATGGACTCGTCCACCTCGTCCAGCTGCACGCCTCCCAGCGCCGCCCGTTTGCTCAGGATCATGCCATTACCTCCGCTTTTACTTGGTTGCCATCAGCATCATGTTGGCCATGCCCGCGCCCACGGTGCTGACCATCTGCGGGCCGTCCACCACGATCGTCACGTTGGACATGCCCCGCATGACGCCGGTCATCACCGCTGTCTGCATCTCCGCCGGCAGGGCCAGGAACGAGCTCAGGTCGTTGCCCCTCGCGCTGCTTCCGACCAGGCCGCCGCCCATGTAGCTGGGCGCCTGGTTCACCGCCGTCGGCACCTGGCTGACCTGGGTGGGTACCCGCATGCCGCCGTAGGCGGATCCTCTCCAGTCCGCGCCGGACTCCAGCCTCGTCGCCGCGTCCGCGTTTTCGTCCCTTCTGAGCAGCGCCCTGAAAATCGGGTTGTTTTCAAAAACATCGTTCCAGTCGCTCTCAAAGGTTTCCATATTGTGCTTGAAGTTTCCCGTTACTTCCGCGAGGTCCTGGTTCAGGCCTTCCCAGATGTCCAGCCCGTCCCGCGCTGCACGACCGGTGTTCGTCCCGTTCATGAACCAGTCAAAGGCTGCCGGGAAGAACATCCCCGTGTTGCCGATCAGTTCCGCGCCTTTCGACGCCACCCCGGTCAGCTTTCCGTGGATCCTGCTGAAATAGCCGCCTCCCGAGGCCGCTGCGGCCGCCTCTTCGCCTCCGCCGCCCAGGCCGAACATGTTCTTGAAGCCGCTCACCAGCTGCCCCAGGCTCACCGCCAGCCCGGCCAGCTTCAGGCCTGTAAAAGCCACCGCCAGCGCGCCGATCGCCGTGACGATGCTGTCCTTGTTCTCCACAATCCAGTCAAACGCGCCCTTGATCCCGTCCAGCGCGCCCTTGACCTTCTCCACCACGTCCTTGAAGTCCACGTCCTTCAGCCCGGCGAAGAACTCCGTCATCGCATCGCCCAGCTCCTGCATCATGGCCTGGCCTTCCTCGCTGCTCAGGTACTTGTTCAGTTCCTGCAGCAGGTTCGTGATGGTGTCCATGATCTGCGTCATCGGCCCGGACAGGGTCTCCAGCATGGACATCTTGAACGTCTCCCACTCCGCGCTCATGGTCTGGTAGGAGTCGTCCATTTTCCCGAGGTTTTCGACCTGTTCCTTGGTCAGCACGTTCCAGGACTTCATCGTGCTTTCGTATTCTTCCCGGCCCGTCTTGAACAGCGGCAGCAGCTCCTTCCAGCTCTTGCCGAAGATCTGCTGCGCGTAGGTCTCCTGCTCCACGCTGTCCGTCATGTTCAGCAGTGCCTCGCCGGCCGCCCAGAAGGTGTCCTCCACGTTGTGGTCGCTCGGGTCGATGCCCAGCGCCGCGAAGGCGCCCATGGTCTCCTGGCTGGAGGTCTTGCCCATGCTCTTCTCCAGCTTGTCCCGGGCGGAGATGATCGTGTCCGCGTCCGTGTCGATCAGCAGGGCGGTCTTCCGCATCCGCTGCAGGGTCACCACGTCGATCCCGGTCTGGTCCGCCGTGGTCTTCAGTTCGTCCGCGTAGCTGCCGGCGCCCAGCACGTTCCGCACCAGCGCCTCGCCCAGCTTCCAGGCCCACTTCGCCGCCTTCTCCATCGCGCCGGTGATGCCCTCGATTCCGCTCTTTACGGTCTCAAAGCTCACCTGTTTCCCGATGTTCTTCAGCTGGGTGTTCATGCTGCTGACGCCGTTCGCCGCGTCCTCGCCGTCTTCAGCGATGTCCCGCATCGACTGCTCGGTGTCGATCAGCTCGCCCTTCGCCTGCAGCAGCGTCCGCTGCATTTCCTGGAACGCCCGGGAAGCCTTGTCCACGCCCTGGTCGGTCATCTGCTTCAGGGCCTTCTCCGCGTTGGAGATCACGGACTTCTGGGCCGCCAGCCGGGCCTCCAGCAGCTCGGACTTGGTCGCCATGTACTCCTCGGCGTCCCCGGTTGCCTTGAACTGCTTCTCGTTCAGGGCGAGGGCCTGGTCCATCGTTTTGACGGACTGCTTCACGGCGTTGATGTCCTGCTTGAACTTGGAAACGCCGGACACGCCCATCTTCACGTTGACGCCCGTCGCCATGCCTCGATCACTCCCTCGTTATGAAATGCTGCGCGTCGTCATACTCGCGCCGGTACAGGAAAAGGTCGATCACCGCGCCCGGCCGCATCCGGTGGATTTCCTCCAGGCCCAGCCCGGCGATCAGCCCCCAGCTGACCACCAGCAGGTAGGTCAGTCGTCCTTCACTTTTTTTTTGTTGATTTCCTCCAGCGTCACGTCCACCGGCCCCTCCTCCTGCTTCTCGGGGTATTCGGTTTCCATGCCCTGGTTCATCGCCTCCGCGCACAGCTGCATGATGTCCGTCAGCTCGTTCGGCTTCAGCGCCCGCATGATCTTCTTGTTCGTCAGGTCCGGCTCCTCGCCGCTCTCCTCCAGGCCCGCGTTGCCCAGGATCCGGATCAGCGAGGCCAGGGACTCCAGCTGCTCCACGCCGCCGTATTTGCTCGTGTCCTTCTCGTCCTCCGGGTTCATGCCGCCGATCATGTACGGCACCTTGCCCAGGGGCCCGATCTCCTCCTGGATCTGCTTCATCTCCCACGTGGTGTATAAAAGCGGGACCTTCCGGCCCCTCAGGGTAATCGTCACCATATCTCCTGATCTCCTTCTCTCCTCGTCAAAAAACCGGAGGCGGAGGAACTTCCCCCGCCCCCGTGCCGTGTCCGTTCCGGTCAGGTGATGCCGGCCTTGCTGTTCAGGTACGCCTTCGCGCTCGACAGGTCGTTGAACGTCTTGTGCACCGCGAAGACCAGCGTGCCGGTGGAATCCAGGCTCACGCCGGCGCCCACGCCCTGGAGGGTCGGCACCCGCCATTCCACGCTGCGCTCCTTCGTCCTCGTCTCCTCGGAAGAGACGCCGAACTTCGCCTTGTGGAACCACCATCCCTCATAGGTCACCGTGCCCTTGTTCCGCATCACCCGCACATAGCCGAAGCCTACGTCCGGCGCGGCGGCGTCGGTGATCGTGTACTCGTCGCTGCTCGCCGTCTCGCCCAGCAGGGTGTGGCGGGCCGCGTCGCTCAGGCCGCTGGGCTCGATGTCGATCGTGTAGCCCAGGACGCCGTTGTCGCTGTCCAGTTCCACGTCGTCGCCGTAGAAATGCCCGTCAGCCCGGTCCCAGCTCAGGGACGCGCTGACCGCCTCGGCGAAATTGGTCCCGCTGCTGTAACTGATGCTGGTGCCCGGCGTATAGGTCGCAACCGTCGCCGCCACCAGGTAAACCATACCCACGTTTGCGTTCATGTCTTGTTCCTCCAGTTGTCATTTGGTCAGGGCCTCGAACTCGGCTTCCATCACCTTGCTCATGGCCGCTATCGCTTGTTTCCCGCCGCTGGACGCGGCCTTCCTTACAAAGGGCTGCTTGCTCATGAAGCTGGTCCCGCTGTTGATGGCGTTCACGATCACCGGGATCGGAACGGTCTTTCCCTTCAGCTCCGCGTACCCGGCGTTCCGGAAGCCCACGGAGGTGTTCACCTCCACGCCGTTCTTCTCGAATCTCGCGATACCGGCGGAAGCCTGCAGCACGATTTCCTTTTCCTCCGGGGAAGGCGGCCTCGTCTGCCCCCGGGCGGCGTACTTGAAAGGCGCGGTCCGGATGCCCTCCGCCGCGCTCTTCACCGCGTCCGCCATGATGCCGGCGCCCTCGTAGAGCGCCTGGGCCGCGACCCGCGGGGCCTCCTTGTCCAGCTTGTCCAGCAGTTCGGCCACTTCCCGCATGCCGTCCACGTTCACTTCATAGGGCATCAGGTCTCACTCCCCGCCGCCGGCTCTTCCGGCTCGTCCTCCGGCGTGTCCATCACCTGGAACACCCACTCCGCGTGGAACAGTCCCGTTCCCGTCTCGTACTGGGTGCTGTTCAGGTACCAGCTGCTGCCGCAGACCGTTTCCAGGGTCTCCTCCACCTCGTCGATCAGGTCCTCCCGGTCGCTCAGCTTCGGGTAGAACAGGTCCACCGACCCTTCCCAGCTCCGGTCCAGCTTCGTCCCGTCGCCGTCCAGGCTGCCGGACTCAAAGTCCAGCTGCACCACGCCGTAAGCGCCCTCCGGCCTCGTTTTCCAGCCGTACTCCGCGAACGGGATGCTCGTCAGCTTCAGGGCGGCCACCAGGGCCTCATACTCCGACGGCATTGTTCGTCACCTCCGGCGGTTCCGGCAGCGGCAGCGCGTTCCCCGCTTCCCTCTGCAGGGTCAGCTCGATGCCGTCCGTCTCCGTGATGTAGGTCCTCAGGACCTTGTACCGCTGGCCGCCGATCTCGCACAGCCGCTCGCCGGCGTACTCAAAGTCGTGGGCCAGCACGATCTTCAGCTCCGGGTTCAGCCCGATGCCCATCGCCTGGTACGCTTCCTGCATCCCGATGGATCGGATCGTGCAGGGCACGGTGCGCTTCGTTTCCGTGGGTTCGGTCCCGACTCCGGCGGCCTCCGGGCTGACCGTGATCAGGTCCGCCACGTTAGCCTTCATCATTCGGAGGCACCTCCCCGTAAACCGTGTACGCGTCCGCGTGCATCAGCTGCACCTTCTGGGTCTCGTAGGCGTCCAGCAGCTTGTCATAGTTCGGCGGATTGCCGAACCGCATCGCCGCGTAGGTGATGATCGCCCGCATCGCCAGCGGATCCGTCAGCGTGCTGGTGTCCGTCACGGTGTCATCCGTGCCGATGGTGAACGCCACCGTCCCGGGCAGTACCACGCCCGCGATCTCCAGGTCGTTCGCCCCGCCCATCAGCAGGTGCGCGATCTCACTGTCGAAGTAGCCCACCGTCACCCGCAGCGCCTTCTTCGCTTCCTTCAGCATGTCATCACCTCGTTCAGTCTTGGTAAGGGCGGGCGAGTGCTGGTCCTCCCGCCCGGTTCAGCGGCCCGAAGGCCGTGTCACCCCTGTTTCCGGCCCTTCATCACGGTGTCGCGGAACGTCTCGTCCACGCTCACCCGCATGATGTGGCCGATCTTCAGCCGGCTGTCGCAGTGGAAGGACAGATCCAGCTTCCTGGCCCGCCAGCAGAATGTCAGGTCTTCCCCCAGTCCCCCGACCGGGAAGAACGGCACCCCGTAGATCCCCATCGCCTCCAGCATGTCGATCCGCATCAGCAGGCAGGCGAACCCGCAGCCCTGCACCTCGAACATCCGGTCCCTCGGGTAGTCGAACCAGGGCTCGCACACCGGCAGCACCATCTGGCCGTTCGTCTGCACGTCCAGCTTCTGGTAGATGCACGGCTTGAACGGCGGGCGCCGGCCGAAACACAGCCCCGTCACCGCCATCTTCCGGACCCCGTCTTCCTTCCCCTCAATGTCGGCGATCAGCCGCTCCATCAGGTCCGGCTCAAAGGTCATGTCGCTGTCCAGCCAAAGGACGTAGTCAAACCCGCCCTTTTCCAGCGCGTACCGGGTAATCTGGTTCCTCGCGTCATAGACCAGCGTCGCTTTCAGGTACTTGATCTCCACCTCGCCCACCGGGCGGAGGTTGGTCAGGCACTCCGTAAAATCCGTCTCCATGACGTCCATGCAGGGAATCGCGATCAGGGTTTTCATCAGGCCAGCACTCCTTTTGAAAAGTCAGGGCGGAGGATCGCTCCCCCGCCCCGGTTGTTCAGTTGTCGGTTCCCGCCAGGGATCAGGTGGTGGCGACGTAGCGCACGATGGCGTTCGCGTCGGCCAGCTTGCCGTCCGCCAGGGTCATGGCGCGGTACACGCAGGAGCCCTTCCGGAACTCGGCTTCCTCGCTGCGCTTCACTTCGATGGCCTTCGCCAGGTTCATCTTGTAGGCCTTGAAGTCGCCGAAGAGGATGTCTTCCGCGTTGCAGTTGGCGTCCACGATGACCGGGTAGCCCAGGATGTTGAACTTCCGGGCCGCCTGGGGCTCGTTCACCACGATCCGCTGGCCGGCGGTGTCGGTCATGCCCAGGACCTTGCCGAAGAACAGGGTGGGGTTCATGCAGAAGCTGGCGTTGGGATGGTATTCACCCTTCAGGGCGCCCATGATGCCGCAGATGTCTCCCCACTTGATGCCCGCGCGCTTGAAGGTGCCGTCCGCGGTGCTCTTGGTGGTCGCGATGCCGGTGGCCTGGGTCGTGCCGGTGCCCTTCAGGATGCCGGCGTCCAGGGCCTTCTCAATCTTGTTGACCAGGCGGTTCACCAGCCAGGCCTCAAAGGCGTCCACGCTCATGGCGTCCACGTCGGCGGTGATTTCCACGGTCTTGATCAGCTTGTAGGCGCCCAGGGTCACGGGGGCCAGCGCGTCGGTGCTGTCGGTGCTGCCGACTTCCATGTCGAGCCAGGAGGCCTCATTGGCGACGCTCTCGGCCGGGTAGGTCACATAGCCGGGGATGTTGGTCAGGTCGACCGCGCCGATCATGGGGTTCAGCTCCAGGCGGTGGACGATCTCGTTCATGGTCTGGGTGGGGATCGCGGCGGTGCCGACCACGGCGGTGCGCTCTTCAGCGGTCAGTTCCTTGCCCTGCAGGTTCTTCAGGAAGGCTTCCCTGAACTCGGGGCTGTTCACAGCAAAACGGTTTTCCATTTTCGTTTCCTCCATCTTGAAATCTTTGATCACGGCCTCGTTGCTCTCCGCAACCTTCTGCCGTTCTTCCTCCGCCTTCGCGGCGGCTTCCGCGCGGGCTTCCAGCTCAGCCTTGATGGCCTCCAGCTCGTTCGCCCGCTCTTCCAGTTCCTCCGTGGTCGCGCCTTCGGTCTCCATGCCGGCCAGTTCGGTCCGTCTGGCTTCCAGCTGTTCCACGTTCATTTCGTCAAACTTCATCGTGTTTGACCTCCATTCTCAGGTTTTCCAGCCGCTCCAGGACCGCCCTCCGGCGCTCCTCCTCGGCCTCCCGGGCCCGTTCCTCCTCCAGCCGCTGCCGTGCGCTCTCCAGCGAGGCCTTCGCGCTCTCCAGCGCGCCGCCTTCGTCCGCGGCCTGGATGTCCGTGCCCTCATAAGCGGGGAACGTCACCGCCGACACCTCGAACACGCGCCCGATGGAGCGGACGTGCCTCAGCGGCTGGTCGGTGTCCAGGTCCTCCCACTCGTCTCTATCAACCGTGAACATGAACGACATTCCGGAAATGTCGCCCCGCTGCACGGCGGAATAAAGCTCCTTTGCCCGCGGGTTGTTCTCGATGTCGAGGTCCACGCGGATCTCCATGCCCCTGTCCGTCACCGTCAGCTGCATGGTGCTGTTCTCGTTGTTGTTCCGGCTCCTCGCCAGCGGGATCCCGCTCGTGTCGTGCCCCACCAGGAACCGCACGTCCCGCAGGTCCGTCTGGTCCAGGGCGCCCGGGTCGATCACCTCGCGGATCCAGCCCAGGTCCGTCACCTGGCTGAACACGATCGGCGTCCCCGTCAGCCGGCCGGCGCGTCCTTCCTTCTCTCCCTGCTCCGCCCGGATCTCGAACTCCAGGCTGCGGATCTCTTTATTCATCGGTCTCGTCCTCCTTTTCGTCCGGATCCAGCACGTTCTTGTACTCGCCCCGGATCGGGGTGTATTCGCCCTTGCCGTCCGGCAGCGGCGCGTAGTTGAACAGCTCGCGGATCTCGTCAATCGTCAGCACGCCCCGGTCGCCCAGCTGCTGGGCCATCGAGATCTTCTGCGCCACGTTCATGTACTGCAGGCGGTTCGCCGTGAACGTGATCGCGTTCCCGCCGTTCCGCTCCCGCTCCGTGAACACCATCCGCGTCAGGGAATCGCTCAGCTTGATGGCGAAGGGCTCGATGCTGCCGTTAAAGAAGCTGTCCATCACCTCCGCGCCGGCCTCGTTCCGGATCACGCTCTCCGGCACCCCGAAGTAGTCGCTCACGTTCTCCCGGATCAGCTTCTGCTGGTCGGCGTCGATCTTGTAGCCTTCCTGCTTGATCTGCTGGATGTTCGTCATCTGGTTGCCGAACAGGAGCAGGCCGCCGCCTCCGCTCTGGAAGTTGTTCTTGTCGAACCTCTCCCGCTCTTTCCGGAGGTCCTCGTCAAAGGCCTTGCCCGCCAGCTGCGCCATGAAGCGGAAGGTCGCCCCGTTCTTCACGCCCTCGATGATGCCCTGCTGCACCATGTGGACCAGCTTCATCGTCCCGTCCAGCGCCGTGTTCTTCTCCCCGAAGAAATCGTCCCGCAGCTGGTGCTTGGTGATCACCGCGCAGTTCGACAGCTCCATGCTCCGCCGCTGGCCGTTCATGAACGTGTACCGCAGGTACGGCACCCCGCCGTGGTCCACCACCTCGCAGGTGCTCGGGAGCACCGGGAAATACCCCGTCATCTCCCCGTAGCGGTCCAGCACCGGCACGATAAACAGGTTGTTCTCCACGTCGTAGATGTTGCTGCAGCGCTCCAGGAACTGCGGCCAGGTGTACCACGGGTTCGGCTCCGTCCTCGTCGCCGTCCACAGCTTCTGCCGGGCGCTCCCCGTCATGCTGTACTTCAGCTTCGCCACATGCCGGGCCCTCGCGTCCACCGCGGCGCGGACCAGTTCGCTCTCATAGATCTGCCCGCCCCAGCTGGTGAACACCGGCGAATACGCCGTCAGCGTCTCAAACCGCGCGTCCCCGGCCGCCCCCGCGGCCTTCGGCCTCCCGAACAGCCTGTCAATCAGTCCCATCGTCGTCACCTCGCATCACCACAAAAGCCTTTACCGGCCTCCCGTCCTCGTTCAGGACCGCGCACTCCGGGTCCGCCGTCGCGCGGCACTTCCCGGCCTTCCGTCCCCGGACCTTCACCAGGGCGCAGCCGGTCTTCCGGCATTTGGCGTTCTTCTCCGGGTCGCACTGGTAATAGGTGGTCTCTCTCATGTCTCTACCTCTCGTTGCTCAGCTGGGCCGCCAGCTCTTCGTAGTGGTTGTGCCGCATGCAGATGGCGTCACTCAGCGCCGCCATCCCGTCGATGTGCTGCTTCGCGCTCATCTTGATCAGCCGCCGCCGGTTCGTCCCTTCCTCAAACTTCAGGGCCGCGTCCAGCATGTGCACCTTCATCAGGTCGTTGTCGTTGATGCACCGGAGCCGCCCGTCCTTGATCATGCCCTCCATGTCGATCAGCACGCCCGTCAGGTTGCTCCCCTGGCTCACGCTCTCCATGGAAAAGCCGTCCGCCTCCATGTCCTGCACCAGGTACGCAGCGCTGTACCGGTCGTACCCGACCTTCAGCGGCAGGATCTCGTAGTCCTTTTCCAGCATCCGGAACCAGTTGTGCACGTCGTGGTAGTCCACCGTGTTCTCGCCGGAGACCGTCAGCAGCCCCCGCTGCCGGTAGATCTCATACGGCAGCCCGTCCCGGGCCGTCGCCTCCTGCACCTTGTTCGCCGGCATGTAGAACATCACGTCAAACCAGGTGATCCCGTCCTTCTCCACGCAGATCACACTGGCGGTGAGGTCCACAGCCAGGCTCAGGTCGATGCCGCCCAGTCCGTAACTGTGCCTCAGATCCTCCAGCGTCAGGTTGTTCGGTTCCTGATGCGTGACTTCCTCAAAGGTTCCGTTCCCTTTGTCCGTGAATGTCTTCACATCATGCATGAAGCACTTCTTCACGTCCTGCGCCGTCAGCCACGCGCAGCTGCTGTTCTGCGGGACGTTCGCCATCTTGGTGAGGAACTCCATCTTCCGGCTCAGGGAGCCCTCCGCCACGGCGATCTCCTCCAGCAGGTAGTCCACGCCGAGGGATACGCCCAGGTTCGGGTTTGCCTTCTTCAGCTCGTTGATGTCGTTCCACTTGTCGACGTCGTCGATCTGGTACAAAAAAGGCGCGAGCCTCGTTTCCTTGCTCGTGCCCATGATCACCGCCGTGCTCCGGCGGAAGATCTCGTCAAATATGCTGTCCCGCTGGTAGCCTGCCGTGCTGATCGACAGCAGCAGCGGCTGCCGGCGCGCGCCCAGTGCGCTCTTCAGCACCTCGTACTGCTTGAGGCCCGGGTCGCCGGTCCAGCTGGCGATCTCGTCACAGACCGTCAGCAGCGGGTTCAGGCCGTCGCTCTTCTGGTAGCTGAAGGCCAGCGGCTGCGCGGAGCTGTTCGTGCTCGCCACGTAAATGTCGGTCCGGCGCTTCTTCGTCAGATCCGACAGCTCCGGCTCCTTCTGGATCATCTGCTGGAAGGCGTTGAAGCACAGCCGGCTCTGGTCCAGCTTCGGCGCCACAAAGTACACCCGGGCGCCGTACTCGCCGTCCATGTACATCATGTACGACGCAATCGCGGCGGCCAGCAGCGTCTTGCCGTTTTTCCGGCCGATCTCCACGAACACTTCCCGGAACTGCCGGTCCCCGTCAGCGTCCAGGATCCCGAAGATCACGGAGAGCAGCGCCTTCTGCCACAGCTCCAGCCGGATCAGCTGCGGGGCCAGCGGCCCCTCGTGGTGCCGGCAGAAGTTCTCCACGAACCGGATCGCCTTGGACGCCTTCTTCCGGTCCAGGAAGAACCGCTTCTCCTGCAGGCCGGTCACGATGTACTGATACCACTCCCGGATCCAGTGGCCGACCGTCTCCGTCCCGTCCGTGATCCGCTGGTAGTAGGTGAGGATGTAGTCCTGTTCCGCGCCCGCCGGCGCCCTCGTCTTACTCATCCATCATCGCCTGCAGTTTTGATTTCCGGATCTCCTTCGGGAGCTTCGCGCTCAGCTTGTCCATCAGCGCGTTGTACACCTTCGCCAGGCTGTTGTACGCCTGCAGGTCCGCGCTCGCTTTCGTGCCGGACTGGTTCGCCCCGTTCCGGTATTCGTCCGTCACGCCGTTTTCGTTGATCGCTTCCTGCAGGTCCTGGAGCGTCACGCACATGAAGGCGGCGTTTTGCAGCAGCGGGTCGCAGAATCTCAGCTCGTTTTCGGGCAGGCTTGCGAAAAGATCCTTCATTCTCGCGTACTCTTCCCGGATCCGCTGATCCTTCGACAACTCGGCCTTATTCCGGCCGCCCGTAGCCACAAAAGACACCCCCTTCAATTCTCAGGATCAGTCACAGAAAAA